CGGAACGGGCGTGAAATGCGTATGACTTTTAAAGTATATTGTTTTGATAATTTTGTATTTGTATGTTGTAGATGTGGAAAGTTTAATGTGAACCTTGGTTGTGGGTTTACGATTGATGAAGCCTTGCGTAATATGGTTGTTTATAGGGAGATGTGTAATGCGTGAGTATCGATATATGTATATTCCGGCCACGAGGTGTAAGGAACTACGACGGGGTGGGGCGCGTCTGGGGAGTGGTAGGCCTGTTTGTGCGGGTCTGTATGATTTTGTGATGTCGCATTATGCTGATGACGTGCGGTGTATGCGGTGTTCGTGTGGTTGTACGGTGTCGGCTGATATGGAAAAAGGTGATAATGTGGTATAGTGCGTTTTTGGCCTATTAGCTCAGTTGGTTAGAGCGGCATTCTTATAAAATGTGTGTGCCGGGTTCGATTCCCGGATAGGCCACATGTATACGGTTAATGATATATTAGGCCGTGACGTGTTGTTCGATGCGTCACGGTTTTTTTAGTGAGGTATTATGAATGTTAATGATGTTGTGGGCGTGATCGGTAGTGTTGGTTTTCCGATTGTGGCGTGTTGTGCTATGGCTTGGTTTATCGCTACGACATTTAGAAATTTTAACGATCTTGTGACGAAAAATAATGTGTTGACGGAGGAGCTTATAAGCTTGTTGAGGAAGGAGAACGGTGATGAAGATACGTCGGCTGATGCGTAGTGTGATTGCGTGTTTTTGTGCATCATTGTTGGTGCTTGCACCGTCCGCGAATGCGGATATGCGTGGTGTTGACGTAAGCAACTGGCAGTGCAATATAGACACGGGTAAGCTTAACGCAGATTTCGTCATGGCCGGGGTCACGTGGGGGGTTGGCGGATTTAATAATACGTGTCTGCGAAACGGTGTCAGTCAGGTTGCAGATTATCAGCTTGTACGTGCGACGGCCACCGGTAAGAGTATAGGCGTGTATCATTATGCAATGGGCAATGATGCACGTCGTGAGGCTGATTATTTCGTCGATCATGTGACGAAGTATGTTGGCCGCGCGGTGCTTGCGCTGGACTGGGAACGTGATGATAACCCCCAGTTTGGCAATGGCTCGTGGGTTGATCGTTGGGTGCGTCGTGTGTACGAGCGTACGCGCGTGTGGCCGATCGTGTATATACCGGCGAGCGGTTTGTGGCAGCTTAGCGGATATGTGCGTCGTCATTGCGGTGTATGGGTCGCGCAGTACGCATCCAATGCCGTTACTGGTTGGCAGTCGCGCCCGTGGCGTTATGGCGCGTATGGTGAGGCCATGCGTCAGTATACGGGCAACGGGCGTGTTGCCGGTTATGGCGGTGCGATCGATCTTGATTATTTCCGGGGTGCCCGGTGGCAGTGGGACGCTTACGCGGTTGGCGATCGTAAGCGACCGAACAAGCATAATGTATCTACTGCACCCGTGCGTACTCATATCGTTAGGGCTGGTGAGTGCTTGTGGTCTATTTTTGGGTCTGGGTGGCCGCGTGTCGCTAAGATTAATAAGATTAGTCGTCCGTATTTGATCTATCCGGGTCAGGTTTTGCGTTATTGATACATTAATATATTAATGTATTAAAAAGTCGGCGTGTCGCGTTTGCGTGCGCCGATTTTTTGTGTAATATTTTTTATGTCAACGTAAAAACGTTGATAAATCAAGAAAAAAAGGAAGTATAATGAGGAATATTAAAAAGACGCGTGCCAGTAGCACGGTCACGTATATTGATCGTGACGGCAATCAGCAATCTATTATTATTGACGGTAATATTCGCACTAGTGAGCAAGCCGTGAAAGCGTTGATGAAGGTCGGTTTGTATAATGTATTGGTGGATGACATCAAGGTAGCTAAAACGGTTTACGGAATGCCCGCCGAGACGTTTTTCCGATACGCGACACCTATCAACGACAACGACAACGACAACGAGTAACAAAAAAGGATACAATCATGACACAGGAAATTGAACAGGCGAACAACACCACGAACGAGGCAATGGAAGCCGTCGTGAACAACTATCGGTGCATCTGCACAATGGATATTAGCACGTTCGACGGGAAACGCGCCATCATCAACGCGCGAAACACAGCGACATCGCTTGCATCGTTGGGTGATAAACCGTTGACCGTCACGGGCGCGTACGTCACGCCGGGCATCCGCTCCCAGACGGGGCAGAAATGCGCCAACGTCTATCTGTTCGCAAAGGACGGCAAGACGTATTTCACCCAGTCCGAGGGCATTTATCGAAGCGTCTTGGACATTTTCGACATGTTCCCCGACTTCAACACACCGGACGGGCTCACCGTTGCCGTCAAGCAAACCGCGCTCGGCGGCGGTCGCTCGCTCAAGTCCCTCGAAATCAAGTGAAATACGAAAAAAAAAAACAGGACGTTGAAACTGTATGAGGGTGCCATAACCGGTTATGGCACCCTTTTTTATCGTAGGTGGTGATATGTATGCCCAGAGCACGCAAGCAGGCCGACATACTGACGGCGAAAAGGAAGCGTGTACGACGCGCGATAAACACGATACGTAAAAGTATCACGGACGCCATGCCGGAAAGTGAACGGCGTGCGCGAACGATGTACGTGCAACGGCTTGAAACAAGTCTAAAACAGACATATGTCGGGCGTATTCAGAACAAACAATTACGAGCCGAAGCATACGCACGGGCGAAGGAGAACGCCGACAAGTTGGCGCGGGTTGCTGAAACCGTGAAGGGTGGAGGCGGAAAACGTGGCGAACGACGACGATCGTTTAACATTTTTCGGCAAGAAATGCGCATAGCATCCAAGGGGTTACCCTCAGCGCTGGGTGATCTCGGTCGCGAAAAAATCAAAATATTTTGGCGGTACACACAAAATATATGGCAACGCCCGGACGTACCGCCCGAGAAACGTTTGGAAGTCATCATGGAGGCTTACGGCGCGAACTCGCTTAGCGAGCTTTTTGATACTATCATGCAACGTAACGAAAAGGTATTGGAATACATCAAAAATATGAAAATGCATGCAGACGATTTAGAGGATTACACGGACGTTGACGGCGGCAGTCCAATTTGGCTTATTGCGGTCACACCCGATGTGGTGCGATGATGAAGCGCAAGAAATTTAAGATTGCGGCGATATTCGATACTGAAACGACGAACATTGGCGAAGGTGCCGAAACACGCGCATATCCGATATTATACATTTTCAACGATTTACGTAGTACACCGCTGGAGTCGTACACTCCCGACATGGATGATGTACGGTTTTACCGGTACACGTCCGAAGCGTTGGCGTACATTGATGATCTTATTGCCTATGGGCGTGCACATGCTTATGTCCCGATAATCGCGGCTTATAACCTCATGTTTGATATGCAGACTCTCATGCTGGAATTGGCGCAGTCGTACGCGATCGAGGTCAATGCGCAGACGGCCACAAGCGTGTACACGCTTGATCTATGCGTTGACGGCAACGTGGTATGTCGCTTTTGGGACACGTTTTATTTGGAAATGGGCGGTTTACGTGCAATGGGCGAGACGTGCGGCCTCCCCAAGGCCGTGGGCGACTGGGATTATACACTTGTACGCACGCCCGAAACGCCGTTGACCGAAGATGAATTGTTTTACGCCCGCCGCGACGTGCAGGTGATACCGCAATATCTGCAATGGCTTATGCGTGCTAATCACTGGTTGACCTCCGATATGCTCGGGAGCCGAGTACTGACCAAGACATCTCTTGTACGGCAGATGGCACGTCGTGAGATCGGCGGGCGGCGCGTCACGCTGCGCGGCGGGAAGAAACTCACGTTGCAACGTGCTTTTGAGATTACGTGTAATCAGGAATTTCCGAGGAATTATGCATCGTATGCACTGCGCAAGTCGTGTTTCCGTGGCGGGTTGACGTTTACGAGCGCTAAAACCGCTGGCGTTGTCGTGGATAACGTAGCGTCACTGGATGTCACGTCAATGCATCACGCGTTTATTAATGGTCGTAGGCTACCCGTTAAGTTCGCGCCTACACCGTCTGAATTGTTGCAGATTGCTTGTGAGCGCATTGCGGCCACGTCGCTTGGTGACGTGTTGAGCCATTATGATGACCCCTTTCGCGTGGGCTTGCATGTCGCCGTACGCTTTAGCGGTCTGAGACTACGCAAAGACACGTGTTTCGCGGCGTGGGGTATAGCGATATGCCCACGGTCGAAATTCGTGCGCACATTGCACGCGGATACTGATTACGGTAACAACGATCGTGCGAAGACTCAGGATAACAGCATCCGTGCGCACGGTTATGTGGACAGCGCCGTTAATCCGGTATATGCGTTCGGCAAATTGTACAGCGCGGACGAGTGCGTGCTGCACGTCAACGAGATTGAATTATGGAATGTCGCACAAGTATATGAATATGATGACATGCGTGTATTGTATGGTGAAAGCACCACGAAGACCATAATTCCGCCGGATTACGTCACTCTGCAATCCAACATGCTTTTTGCACGCAAAACCGATATTAAAAACCTGATCAAGGGATACACCGAGGGAACGCCGTACGTGGGCGATATTCCCGACTCCATCCCCGAGGGTATCGTGCGCGACGCGAAAACCGGCGAACTGAGTATGAAATTTTTGCAGTCCTATTACGGTTCGACCGTCAAAGGGCAATTTAACGGCATTTATGGCACACAGGCACAGGACGTGATGAAGGCTGATTACCACGTGACGGAAACCGGCGAACTCGAAGTCGATAAAACCACTGTCTGCACTCCCGAGAATTTCGCGGAAAAACGCCCGAAAACACCACGTGTGCTATACACGTACGGCATGCGCATAGTCGCCGGTAGCCGCATGCACCTCATAGTCGCCATGATGCTCGTATATATGCGGTTCGGCGATCGGGTCACGGTCACGGGCGGCGATACGGACAGTCTTAAGATACGGTGCGATGGCGACGTGAGCGATGCCGATTTGCTGGATTGTCTGCAACCGTTGCATCATGCCATCGAAACCGCGATCGATAAGACCATGCGGCGTGTGCGTGTCACCGCGCCGGATATGGCGAGCACGTTGGAGCACGTCGGCAAGTTCGAGGTTGAGGCCTGTGGTGACACCACGCGTTATACCGAACACGTGGAACTGTGGAACAAAGCGCGTGTTAGTCTGGACGGGAAAGGGCGCGTGCATGTCACTTGCGCCGGTCTCCCGCGACCGGACGGTGTATACACCATTGAGGATTTTATAGTCGACATCATGCGTGCGGGACACGGTTTCGCGGAAACCGTGCAAATGTCGCTCGGTTATGACGTGTTGGTGGATTATGAGATATGTCATACGTTGCAGCGCAACCGTCCGCATGTATGTGATCGTTATATAGGTGATGTCACGGACTATCTCGGTGAGACGGCGCATGTGGATGCGCCGGAGGCTATCGGGCTGTATCCGTCGGGGCGATGGCTGGGCGAGTCCGACAAACAAGCGAATATGGAAAACATAACGTATTTGCGATCTGTGTATAATAGATGGGTGAACACGATACCGCGCGAAATGGTTTTGCGGGATGGAACACCTAGGATTGTGAGCATGGATGGCGAAATACTACTATGACAGACTAAAAACCGTAATATTGCCACGAAACGCAGACGTTAATATGATTATCGGCGCACGTGGCTTGGGTAAAACCTACGGCATGAGAAAATACATGATAGAGGATTATTTGAAAAACGGGTATTGTTTTGCGGAAATCGCCCGTTTTCGCGAGGAAAACAACGATGTCGCCGCAGACTATTTCGATCGTATCATAAAAGACAATATTTTCCCCGAGTATGAATTTCGCACAACAAACAAAACGGCTGAAATACGACGGAAGAAAACCGGCAAAAAAGAAAACTCGTGGCGGGTATGCGGTTATTTTATACCCTTGACCATGCAGCAGCGAAAAAAGAAAAACACATACGTGAACGTGCGTAACATTTGCATGGATGAATTTATTATTGATAATGATGATAGATATCACACGTATTTGAAAAACGAGTTTGAACAATTGGCGAAAATCGTGGATACCGTGACGCGTGAACGCGCCGATGATACCGAGCTACGCAAACCGAGAATATTCCTGTTAGGTAATGCTTGCGACGCGTTCAATCCGTATTTCCGGCGCTATGGAGTGCCCCTCAATCCCGAGTATGGTCTGCAATGGCTTGACGGCAAGACATGTCTGTTCGACTACGTACGAGACGATGACTACGCCGAACAAAAGGCGAAGAACACCGTTGCGGGGCGCATGTTGAAAAACAATGATGATATGACGGCGAAAAACAAGTTTCGGCAATTTGATACCGATTTTATCGAAAAACCGCATAAGCACGCGAGACTCACTTATGTGTTCCGGTGGTTTCGGCGGGAATATGGCGTGTATGCTGATATGCGCTGTGGGTATGTTTTTATCGCCACGAAATACGACGGCGGTACACATGTGCCATATTTTGCACTTACGCGAGATGATAACAAGCTGAACTACCTCACTGCGAATATGGCGAAGGAGTTGATTAAGAATCTTACATCGTATTACGCGTTAGGATATTTGAGATATGACACGGTGGAAACGCAACACGCCATGCTTGAAATGCTCAAGAATTTCGGTGTAAAATAAACACGGTGTACGTGAGGTGTCATAATGGTATCGCTAAAACGCATCGTCGATAACCACGGTTGACTCCGGCGACGGTGTGGCCGTGAGGGAAAAACGCGCCGATTACCGTTATGAAACATGTCACAAGTATGCTATTCTTAAGTCGTGCCGGTTCGGTATTCGTTCGCCGGTACGACTTTTTCATATATGAAAGGAAAAAAATAATGGATGACGAAACTACCGAGGAAAGGGACACCGTTGAGCGCGATGACCTCACCCCCGATGAAGCGCACCGCGTAGGCGAGTTCGACGATCTGCGCGACATGCTCGCGCGTGTGCTGGATAAGCTCGACGTGATGAACGAACGCATAGACGGCATCTATGCTAATTTCACCGATTCCGTGGCGCAGCTGGTCGAAAACGGGGCGACCGTCAAGGAAACGGATGACGACGTGGCGGAGGTCATCGCCGAGTCTGCGGCGAACGATCTTGAAAACCTTGATTACACTCTGGATTAGGAGATATATAATGGCTGTAGATAACGCAACGATATTGGATAAGGTACGTCTCAAAGGTACCGACGACTATCAGCAACGCGTGCCGAGCGCGACACAGACCGGTGTGGCGAACACCATGCGATATCTGTTCGACCCGATGAATCGGCAATATCTCAATGACTGCGTGTGGAGCATGGTTAATCGTATCGGCCTCACGGTGATGGCGCAGAACGAGCCCTTCAAGAACCCTCTTGACGTTTTCAGGAAAGAGAACCTGTATTGGGGTTCGACGGTGCAGGAAATCGCCGTAAAGTGGATTAAGGCGCACGGATACAAGGACGATGCCGAAGAGCTGTTGAAGATGCACCGCCCGGAAGCCGCCGTGTGGTTTTACGAACAGAACAGGCGCGACCAGTACCCTATATCGTGGACGGATGACGAGCTGCGACAGGCATTCGTGGACGATTTTGGCTTGAACCGTTTTATAGCGCAGATCATGGAAACACCGCGCAACAGTGATAATTACGACGAAATGAATATCATGCTTGCGCTGATCCGTCATTACGAGCAGAATCTTGGTTTCTACAAGGTTCATCTCGATGCGGTGCCGACTGATGAAGCGTCGGCCAAGACGTTGCTTAAGTCGTTGCGTGCGACTGCGGGGCGTATGCGTTTCCCGAGCACACAATATAATGCCCTTAATGTTAACGATATTCCGGCGTATGCCAACCCTCAACAGATGGTGTTGCTTATCGAGCCGGAATATCTCGCATCGCTTGATGTCGACGGATTGTCGGCGGTGTTTCAATTGGACAAGGCCGACGTGCCGTATCGTATTATCCAAGTGCCGAGTCTTGGCATTCCGGGCGCGGTGGCATTGCTTGTGTCTACTGATTGGTATCAGGTGCGCGACACTCTTTATGGCACCACGCAGTTCTACAATCCGCAGACACTTTCCAACACAATGTACCTGAACCACTGGGGTATCTATGGCGTGTCCCCGTTCACACCATGCGCATTGTTTACAACCGGCGAGGGCACCTCCATCAAGGTGGTCACTCAGACCGTGACCGGCTTCACGTTGACCCCGGAGACGGGTGATGTCAAGGCGGGTGACGTGCTCCAGCTCACCCCGAAGCTCACTGCGACGGTGGAACCGACCGGCACCGCCATCGATGTCGCGCCGAACTCCGCCACGTATGAGGTATCTGCAACCCACGCGGCGGACGCTAAGGGTGCTGCATCGCCGTTCGCGCTCGATGTCAACACGTTTGTTGACGATCAGGCCCGTTTGCACGTGCAGCGCGACGGGCTGACGGCAGGCGACGTTATCACGGTGACGGGTACGGCGACATACGTCAACCCGACCGGCGAGACGACGACGCGCACGGCGACTTGCACGTACACCGTAAAATAGTGTGCAGCGTCGTAACATGCTAGTATCGGGGTACCGGGTAACACCGGCACCCCGATTTTATTTTTGCGAAAAAAGAGGCATATATGAAATTCCCGCACTTGGATAACGCCACATCGTTTCCGGGCGCTGACGTGCACGTGTACGATCAGTACGCCAACACATACGACTATAATATGTGGACACCGAAAACCAAGATAAAACTATGTCACGTAAAATGGCGTAACGACGGCCACGATGCCGTTAAGTTCCGCGACGATGCCGAGCGTGATGCGTGGTTCGACGAACTGGACGGCGAGACCGTACATCTTGACACCAGCATGTATATAGCCCGCGCCGACACGGACGGCATCAAAATACCGGTGCCATACATGACGGCTCAACGGTATAACTATATCGTGGTCGATTTTACGCCGGATATACTGCAATCACCGCTACAGCAACCGGACTGTCAGACAAGATATCACTATTACATCACGGATGTCACGGCGGAGGCACCCAACACCACCACCGTTGTACTGCAACGTGACGTATGGACTGACTATATCAATACAACCACGATCAACGGGTTATTGCTCGAACGAGGACACGCGCCACTGGTTGAGACCACACCGGAAAAATTGCTGGAGAACCCACGAGAAAACAGTGAAGATCTACTTGCGCCGGATGTCAACTATGGCGGCTCGGCCAACCGCATCACCGATATCAAGGCCACCGGATTGACCGGCGGCGATAAATATATATGTTTCGCGTGCGCGTTCGGCGCGATCAGGTTGGAGGAGATGGCACACACGCGCGGTGCCGACATAGCCGCCACCGAACCCGTCTACGAAGCGAACGACGGCATCGTGTCATCATGGACGTGGGGCACCGCTGGCATAGACGTGAGCGGGTGCCGTACGCTCGGCACGTCCTATGCGTCACAGCGCGGACGCACCCCGAACAACTGGACTGTGTTCGCGCTACGTGCAAGCGACGTAGCCGGTGAATACATTAATGATCTGTTCGCGTACTACCCGCATATCGCTTCGGGCATAGGCGCGTGCTTCGTGCTGTCTGCGGACATGTGCGTTCGCGGTACCAGTGCGCCCGTCATGGTTAACGGTGTCGCATGGATGACCGTCATAGACACGGAGCGTACATTAAGTGACATCACGTTGACCCCGGAGGATTTCGACATGCCGCCTGAAGTCGCCGACGTGGCCAAACTGTACGTATCGCCGTATAGCGTGTTGGAGGTCACGGACACGTGGGGTAAGGCGACCACGATCAATATCGAGGATTGCGGGCGGCTCAGCGTGCGAACGTTGGTGTCCGTTGCGTATCCGCTCGTAAGACAGGTGGCGTATCTTGACGGGTACGGGGCGGGCGGCACCACGTCGCTTGACGTGACCAATCTGATCGGCGACGACATAATCGGGCATGTCCCAAACGGTGACGCGCTAGCGACGCTCATATCGTATGACATCCCCACATATGCGTTGCAACGTCGTAATATTGACGCATACCGCGCCGCCAACTACAATCGCACGATCACGCAAGGCCGCAAAAACGCGATAACCGCGTACGAAAACGCCGCGCAAGCGGCCAACACCGCTCGTGATAACGCCAACACCAGCGCGGCCACGGCACGGGACAACACCGCACGCACGAACACGGCGCAGACGGCCAACACCGCACGCGGGGTCTTGCGCGATCAACGGATATCCGATGAGACCGTTGACACGCGCAATGATATACTTGATGCCGCGACAAAACGCCTCGACGCTGACAACACAACCGCGAACAGCAAAATAAGGACAGACCGTGACTGGGATGTAACGATCATGAATGAGTCATATATCGCGAACACGCAAACGAACGCCATTTCGTCTGTCACAAGTATGATAGGTTCGATCGGCGGCGCGGCGCTGTCCGTTGCAAGCGGCGGTGCCGCCGCCGGTCTCGTGACCGCCGTCAGCGGTGCGGCGTTGCAAGGCTACAATACGGGAATCACCATTACAAACAGCGAAAAACTCAATAAGGCGGCCAATGACGCTGCATATGCAAAGGCGGACAAAGCCACGTCGGCCAATACGGACCAGACGGCGCACGCCAAGACGCAGGCGACGGAGACGACGATACGCACCAACACGCAAACCGTGAAAACCATGCAACTCGCAACGGCGGCGGCCACCGATATGACCGCCAACACCGTCAACGCGTCCAACGGCAACGCTGCGGCCTCATACAGCACCGCCACCGGCAACGCGGCACGCACGCGCGATCAGACCATAGCAAACGCGAAACGTACCATGCTCAACACGCGCGACAATGCGACGAACACGTATCGTGACATGTACAATCAGCCGCCGGCACCCGTTGGCGCGTACACGGGTGACCCGTGGGCGGACGAAATGGCGCAACGGGCGTATGTCGTCAAGGTTCGCACGCAATCCAAAAGCGCACTAATACAAGCTGGCATGTATATGTTGCGATACGGCATAGCAAGCAACAAACTCTATAACAGACCAAAGCTCACGGCGTGCAGACATTATACGTATTGGCGGGCTGATGATGTGTGGCTCACCAACGACATCGCCCCCAACGACGCACTGGACGCGATACGTGACCGGTTCGCGGCGGGTGTTACAATCTGGAGTGACCCCACCGAAATAGGCGGCGATTATCTCGCCGCGAATATCAACTAGCGAAAAAAAGGTGTTATATATGGGACGTAAACGCACGCATAAGTGTCCGCCGACCCGCGCGGCTCTCGGCGAAAAAGGGTTGCCGGTGTGGCAGCAGTCGCAGCAACTCAACACACAGGCGTATTATATGGCTTATTCGCAGATGCTCAATATTGCATTGTCACGTTTCAAGTGGCTTAATATGCCCAAAACGTGCAACGCATGGTTTCTGGAGTATAATCTGTTGTACTACGGATATGCCACTATCGCATATCCGCATAGCAAGCCCGGCGTGTTCTTTTCCACGCAAGCCGTCGTCAATTCCGACTTCAACGTGTACTATCGGCCTAAAAAATGGACATCATACGGTATCAACGGTTGGCGTTTCGATGTGAACAACTCCAATGGCGTTTTCATCTACAGCAATAAGGCACGTACCCCGTTAGTGCCCACGCTTGAATTTTTCGCGCATGAGATCGAAGACCTGTACATGACACGCCGACAGAACAGGTTTCACCAGAAAACTCCGTTCATTTTGGAGGTGCCCGCCGGCCAGCAAACGGCGGGTGTCAACGTCATCAAGCAAATATCAGGCGGAGAGATGGCCATCATGGCAACGCCCGGCTTCACCGACAGCATGAAGGCGCAAGTGCTCAAAACCGGCGTGGACTATATCGGCATGGAAATACAGAACGACATACAGAACACGTGGAACGCTTTTTATCAGTCGCTGGGTATAAAGAACCTACCCGTGAAGATGGAACGGCAGACGGCGGATGAGATAAACGATTACGGCGAGCCCACCGATCTGCGGGCGCTGTCCGAGCTTGAGGAACGTCGCGCCGCGTGCGACATACTCAACACGCGTTTCTCGCGATATCTGGACGCACCCATCGAGGTGGTGTGGAATCAGGACAACATAAGCAAAAACTATAATTACATGACCGACCTCGAAGCACTGGAGGACAACGACAATGGAGACATCTGACATGATATCGCCGTTTGTTCCGGGCGAAACCGTACCCGATTATCACGCCGTTACTACGATCACATTGGGGGAGCTGCTCGCACCCGGTGGCATTGACTGGACAACGCCGCAATGGTCATGGCGTGATGACGCATACGACGACACGCAATACTCCCGATGCTGCGCAAAAATCGAGAACCGATATTATGACCGCGAACTAGGCGTGATGCCGCCGGGCAGATGGCGGCGGCACCTGTTGCGTCTCATCGCCGAAATAATGCCCGTACTCAAACCGCTCTACGAGCTTGCGAACGGCAACCCCGGCATATTTATGACGGATGCCGACACGTGGCACAAGACACGGACCGTGTTTTCGGATTTCCCCGCGACCCAGCTTGCAAGCGGTCAGGATTACGCAAGCAACGCCACCGACATGGAGTATGAGACCGTGACCAACGGCAACTACATGGATAAGGTCAAGGCGATACGCCAAGGCGATTACGTGGATATCGACGTGCTACTATTGGAGCACCTGGACACATGTTTCAGTCCACTGTGGACTGTCAACATAAACAACTATTAGGAGGCAAAACACACATGTTTCCACTACCCTTGTACAGCGTATGGCCGTACACGCCCGTAATACCAGCATTTTACTGGGATGCAAAAAGCACAGAGGAAATCATAAAGCATCTGGCATGCGAATACGATCACATCACGGCATATTTCGACACGCTCGCAACCGCGATCAACACACTGAGCGCGGACATGCAAACGTTTGAAAACCGTGTGGAAGCACGTGTCAACGCGATGGAAAAAACACTGGCGGCATTGCTGGACAATCTTGAGCATGTTGGTGATAAAATGGTGATCTACGATCCTACACAAGGCACCTACGTAGACAGCAAGACAGCCATGCGCAACATGTACCGGGATCTCGCCGTGTTCGGGGCACGCGTCAATCAGGTAGCCACCAAGACGGTGGACGACATGGCAAAACACCGAACCGACGAAACCGCCGCAGTCGGCAACCTCACCATATTCAACGACGCGACACCGCGCGTGACCGACCCGCAAACCGGCAACCCCTACCCGCCCATACAGTAAAGGAGAATCAACATGACCGCCACACCATTCAACAATCTACCACTATACGACACCGGATCAGTCGCCGACCTACGCGACGCATACAACCGCAGTATGCAACTTGTAGACAAAAAACTGCACCAACTCGACATACAAATACAAATGCACCACGCAACCGACACCCGCAAGGAGGCATGACATGGCCAGCACAACCGATAATTTCAACCTCGATCTATACGACACCGGCGACCCCGCCGCGTTGACCGACCAATACAACAACGCGATACGCACGATCGATGCTACACTTTTGACGATCAACGGCAACGCCACCACCGCACTCAACAGCGCCAAACAAGCGATGACGGAAACCCAAACCATAAACAACAATCTCGCAGCACTGGGCGTAACCGACAGCAACACCGCAACCGATCTTAAAAACAAAATAGACACCACCGCAAGCGACTTGGCTGTTACAACCGAAAAAGCGAATAACGCACTTAATCGCTTCAGCGCAATCGACTGGGATACCGACCAAAAAGCGCAAAACTGGATAAACAACACCGACAATAATATCAACAGCACCAATCAAACACTAACCGCGCTAAACGCAAGTAACCCGACGGACGCAAAAAAACTACTACACAATATCTATGACGCAAGCACCGGCGATATATCCACAGTTATAGGCATGACCATACAAGCGCGGTTCATCCAGCATGATTACGGCGCACAGTCAACCCTTAAACATGGTGACATCGTGTATTTCGGCTGCAATAACATTACCGCCGAGGGCGGGCAACCGAAAATCGTAATCGTTGATATGGCCAACAACACGATAACCACCGACAAAACAATCAATGCCGGGCACTTCAACGATATGGCATATATAGACACAACCTCCAGCACGCCTATATGGGTTGCGCCCATCACGTTAAACGGGACAAACGACTATAACGGCATACTGGCGTACGATAACAATTTCAGCAACAGCGTTAACATACCCGTACCGCTACACGGCATAGCCGGCATCACCAAAGACCCGATCACCAACAAAGTATATTGCATATGCCGCGGCGACCCGAACATATACGACATAAACATGACCGACTACAGCACCACTATCATAGGCACCCGCCCAATGGGTGACGACTTCATGGGACAGGGTATCAGCGCATATAATAACAAAATCTTCGGATACACAACACGCATGTTCGCGTACCTCTACGACGTACGCACCAAGACACTGCAATGGTACAATTGTATGGCCACCGATCTACTCATGTCGAGACACATCGGTGAATACGAGGCCGGCGAGTTCGACAACGAAGGCAATCTGTGGGCATGCGCCCGTTCGATCTGCAATGATGATGCGACATCTTACCTAAATTGGGGCGGTTGGATATCGTTTGCAAGTAATGCAACCCCTCACACGATAGGCGGACACACCGCAAAAATCGCACAAACAATAGAAATAGTCGCCGACTCGCTTAAACCAAAATTCACAACAATAAACCAGATATGCAGTGTCTTCGAAGTCGCTACAATGATAACCAAACCCAACACGATAAAAATATCCACAACACTAAACGATGCCGAACACGGACAATTGCGACTAACTGGGTATCTAATAATCTTAGGCGACTACACATGTTTCAAACTAATGCCAACCGGTTTCGGTGGCCTCCGAGTACCCAGCAACGGGAAAATAACCATTACTAACACTGGTACACAGATAGAATGCTCAGACCGTTGTGCATCATTCACATACATGGTTACGCCATCACTAGGCCCTAATGACATAGTACAATATCGTAACGGCGGGTGCGTGCTAAACCTAATCGCATGCGGTAACGAGCGCGGCATACAAATATCCGACACCGTCATCGAACCCGATAACAACAAAATATATTTCGGCCCTACTAAGGTGGTTGGATAACAATATAGCCCGGTAATATTACCGGGCTATATTTTTATTTCAGATCATAAATTCTTCACCATAGTCCGCGTAATGCTGTTCAAGATACGCGTTGAAAAAACGTTGAGCGGAACACGGACTAAGTTCTGCATGAAGCTCTTCACGAATATCATTATCCATAAGAGCAACCGCCGCATCAAAATCAATTTCACGCCCGTTCCA